GTTTTGTTTGTATTATTAATAAATCCAGCGAGTAATGTTTCTTTTACCTGCTTTCCTTGGAACGCACCTGACTCTACATCTTGAGATCCAAAATTATTCAAAGTCATACGTACATTATCTTCATATTTGACCCAATGTTTTCCATCATATCTAAATAGTCTATTAGGCAAAAAATCTGTTCTTAGATAAAATTGCCCAGTAGTAGGATTACTAGGAAATGTTATTCCGAATCCGTAAGGAGAACCGTTGGATGGTATGCCGTCTCCTGACATGTATCCAACATAAAAATCTTTATTAGGAGTTTTCAATACTGTGCTAGCATCCAGCACCGGTTGTTCGAGACTGGCATCGCTTGAGTCTATACTGGCATCGGCAACAGCGATTAATCCTGTATCAGCAGAAGTTGGCATCACATATAGATTATTGGTATTAAATCCACTACTGGGAACTTCTAAATCTGCTTCGGCTATTATCTGATTATTAATCTCGATGCTTTTCTTGTATGTGCTCATTAGATCACGTAAAGTACTACCGTCACCGGCTCCGGCATCACTATCAAGTATTTCTTTAAATTCTTGACTGTCCACTAATGGAGCACATTTAGCCCTTAACAAATGAGGGTACCATGTTTGACTAAATCCGTTAGTGGGTCTAGTGACATCTTGGACAACATAAAATCTTTTCAATGCTACAATGCTATCATCTAACGCATATTCGTCTTTAAGATGGGGTAACTCTAATACGTCACCGGGCATTATTTTCCTGGTAAGAGCATCTACGGTGTTGCGTAGATGGAAGTGAATCATCAAATTATCATTGTTTAGGAACAGTCCAAATTGACTTAGATTAAAATCAAGGTCTTGCATGGTGTAAATCCCACGCAGTACATAAACATCAGGGTCATAATGCCTGTCTCTATTTTCCATGAATATAAGATCCTGTATACCTAGTTCAGGAATAGCATTAGAATTATTAGGGAGACCGGGTGTGGATTCCCCCTCCAACGGATCAACGGGTCCAAGATACCTGTGTATGTAGATATCAACACCACCTACTTGAAATTGTTCCAATATTGTGCGATCTAAAAAATGGAAATCGTTGCCTTTTTCGGGCCTGTATAGAGAAAGTTTAGGCATAGTAAGTTATTTATAGTATAAATACTCGTATGAACGAAACCCAGACCGCAAGAGAAAATGTCGTAGAATATATCCGGGCCATGCTAGGGTCAGGAATGATTGATATTGAGCTCGATCCTATCCACTATAATACCGCGATTGACCGCTCTCTGGCCAAGTATCGCCAACGCAGCAGCAATGCCGTAGAAGAAAGTTATGGATTTTTAGACATACAGGTGGATACGAATGACTACATAATGCCCAAGGAAGTGATTGAAGTACGACAATTATTCCGTCGTAGTATTGGTTCGCGTTCGGGCGGTGGCGACGGTGGTACATTATTTGAACCATTTAACCTGGCATACAGTAACACATATCTATTGGCCAGTACCAACATGGGCGGATTAGCCACATATTATGCGTTTGCCAGTTATCAAAAGCAAGTGGGTAAAATGTTTGGTACTGATATTAACTTTACCTTTAATAAGACTAGTAAATTACTGACTATAATGCAACGTCCCCGAGGGCCAGAAGAACTATTGGTATGGATGTATAATTATCGCCCGGACTTTAGTTTATTATCAGATCCCTATGCTGGACAGTGGTTAAAAGATTATGCCTTGGCTAACTGTAAAGTAATCTTGGGTGAAGCTCGCGAAAAGTTTGGTAGTATCGCTAGTCCACAGGGTAGTACAACATTAAATGGAACTGCTTTAAAGACTGAAGGCAAAGCAGAGATGGAAACACTCGAACTAGATCTAATCAACTACAAAGAAGGCTCAACACCTCTTACCTGGATTACTGGATAACGGTAATCAAATAATTGACATAGTCATTTAAATGTAATAAATTATAGTATCACTTGGGGATTCTATGATTATTGGTTTTGTAGGTTTGATTGGCGCAGGCAAAGACACTGCCGCAGATTATTTGGTTAATACACATGGGTTTAGAAGAGATAGTTTTGCCAATACACTAAAAGATGCTGTGGCCTGTGTGTTCGGGTGGGATAGAACACTACTAGAAGGTCGTACAAAAGAAGCACGGGAGTGGCGAGAACAGCGCGACGAATGGTGGAGTAACCGTTTGGGCATGGACATCACTCCACGATGGATTCTACAATACTGGGGTACTGATGTTTGTCGTAAATCTTTTCATAATGACATATGGATTGCCAGCCTAGAAAATAAAATACGTAAAACCGGCGACAACATTGTCATCAGCGATGTAAGATTTCCTAACGAAATTGATGCTATTCATAATGCCAGTGGCCTAGTAGTTCGAATTAAACGTGGCAATGACCCCAAATGGTTTTTCGATGCCCAGGCATACAATCGCGGCCCTAATGGAAATGCTAACTGGGCGTTAAGCAAAGGTAAGTTGGATAAATTAAAAATACACGCAAGCGAGTATTCTTGGGTAGGTGGAAAAATTGATCACACAGTCTATAATGATTCTACAATTGATCAACTGTATGAGCAAATTGAATCGTTGGTGGTGCCGTCTGGCGAATTATCATTGACTACTAAAATAGTATTAGACTTAGTTTAAAAATCTGGAGTTAAATCTCCCTGACGCCATTTAACTCCTTCTTTGTGTAACACTCGTTGGCAGTTAGCACATACGGTTTTTAAGTTTGAAAATCTACAATTGGTGAGATCGCCATCTATATGGTAAACATTAAATTGTTCAACATACTTACTAGTATGTCCGCACTTATCACACGTTGATTTTTTCTTATAGCCCGCCTTGGCCCATAAAGGTCTTCCGTCTTTTTTATTGCGGGCACAATGATCACATATAGATCTATAAAATATCTTATTTTCTTTTCGATAGTTTATAGCTACAGGTCTTTCTCTGCATTTTTTACATAAATTTCTCATTACCTGCCCCTTTTTGCTGCCCTTTTGACAAGTATTTACCCATATTTTTTTATTGTATATGCTAAATAAAATGAAGCAATCCATTAAGGAGTTTAAAGATGGCAACAACACTACAATCCCCGGGCATACAGGTTACTGTAATCGACGAAAGTTTTTACACACCTCCAGCTGCGGGAACAGTTCCGATGATTTTTGTGGCAACAGGCCAAGACAACAAGAATTCTTCCGGAACAGGAATAGCGCAGGGTACAACAGCAGCCAATGCTGGTAAAGTTTGGGTAATCACTAGCCAACGTGATTTAACCGATACATTTGGTACTCCGCATTTTGAAACAGACGCCCAAGGTAATCCTGTACACGGTAGCGAAATTAACGAATACGGATTACAAGCAGCATATAGTGCTCTCGGGGTAAGTAGCAAGGCTTATGTCGTAAGAGCCGATGTTGACCTAAACGCCCTGGCACCTGCTGCTAGTCCAAAGAGTGGTCCTCCTACTTCAGGAACCTATTGGATTGACACATCTAATACACGATTTGGAATTAACGAGTGGGATTCAGCGGCAGAAAAATTCACCGTCAAGACTCCGATCATCATCGACGATAGCAATTCCGATGCATATCTATCAGGATATAATCCAGCAGCAGACGTTGGAACAGTTGGCGATTATGCCATGATAGTCACTATGGATAATACCAATAGACTATTTTACAAAACCGGAACAGGTTGGGTCGCTGTACAGAATACATTTAATACAGGTAAAAAAGTAGCTGTTTCTCCACACTATCAATATCCAGATACAAGTGGATGGGCTACAGGAAGTGTTTGGGTCAAAACAACCACTCCTGGTCAGGGCGCAAACTGGTCTGTGAAATACTGGAAGAGTAGTACAAAAACATGGACATCGGCGCCAACTTATCTGTTCTCGAGCACACAGGCTGCTATAAAGGCACTTGATTCTACCAACGGTGGATCAAATATTCCATTAGGTACTGTAATCATCAATACAGATTATGATAACGGGGCAGCAGGTAATGAAATTGTTGCTAATTTCAAAGCATGGATTCGCTACTCTAGCGCACCTACTACTATTTCTTCAATATATTCAGATACACTAAATTCTTCTAGTCAAATCCTGATTAGAGAAACAT